TGAGGATTTCTGGACTACAAGCGAACATCGATCCTCTACCTTATGGCAATCATACCTATCTTATCAAGACTCTGGATTCAAGTGGTGCCTACTCAGTCGATGCTACGGCTGCGACTTTCGATGTAACTCAGATTGGGGCGCCTAGCGTTTCAGCTTCAGTCATCGACAACAACGTCCTACTCAATTGGAGCGCGCCGCCGAGCATCTTTGCGATAGATCACTACATCATTCGTAAGGATGGTGGATTTGTAGGGAACATTAACTCTACCTTTACTACTGTCTCTGAGAGCGTAGCTGGAGTCTACGATTATTCAGTGGCAGCAGTAGACGTAGCAGGTAATGAGGGAATCGAGGCGAGCGTCACGGTCGAGGTCAAGTCTCCACCTGACTTCAACCTACAGGACAATCGAACTAGCGACCTCAACGGCACACGCGTAAACTGCATCAGGACTGATCTTCCTAGCCTCATCTGTCTGTGGGAACCTGAGACATGGGAAGAACACTACCTCACTAACTCATGGTTGGATATTCAGGACCAGCTTGATGCCGGCTATCCAATCTACATCCAGCCGACGGCCGTAACTGGTTCGTATGAGGAAGTGGTTGACTATGGGCTGAACTTCAACAACGTCATCGTGTCGATCATATGGAATACCAATCAGATTACAACCTCCACAGTCAACATCATTGTGAGGATGGCTGTATCTGATGATGGTATTACATATACTCCCTTCACAGACGGTGCAGTTCAGTTCTTTGCTACTTTCAGATACCTCAAGTTCAGGCTGGAGTTCACAGCTGAGGACGACAAGGCGATCATCGAGATTTACAACCTTACGATTCGGTTGGACGTCAAGAGGGAGAACGATGGTGGTGAGGTAGAAGCACTAGCATCTGATGTCGGTGGAACGGTGGTATTCTTCAACAAGGACTTCAAGGATGTTGAGAGTATCACCTGCACAGTCAAGTCGGTGACTGAGCCATACATCGTCATCTTTGACTTCCTAGATGCTCCTGACCCTACATCGTTCTCCGTCTACGTTTTCGATACGACTGGAAATCGAGTCTCCAAGACCGTCGAGTGGAAGGCACGAGGGATAGTCTAGTGTGGCAGCGTTGGAATCAGTCAACCCATATCTTCGAGAAATCGGATGATAATGGGGCTATCTGGGTTCCTCTGCCTTTGTCTAGTGCGATTCTTACTGAGGGGATAGTTAATCCGGATAGACTTGGGAGTGGTACTCCTGATCTAACTAAGTTCCTCAGAGGTGATAGCACTTGGCAGCTTCTATCATCGATATCTCCTGCTGTTCCAGATGCATCGGAGACAGTCAAGGGCATTATCGAACTTGCAACTGCGGCAGAGGTTATAGCCTCCGCAGATGCAGTTAGGGCCATAACACCGGCAACTCATGCTCCGTGGGCTAATTACACACCTGTCTGGTCATGGACAGGTGGAGCCGTATCATTAGGAAATGGTACTCTCACTGGACGCTGGTGCAGAATTGGGAAGTTGGTCCACTTCAAGATTTACTGGACTGCTGGTAGTACGACTACTTTTGGGACTGGGACAGGCGGTTGGGAGTTTACGCTACCGATAGCTACAGTAACCACATTCATCGGGGTAGTTAGATTTGTGGATGTGACTCCCTTTGCAGGACGTCTTGGTGTTTGTTGGAATGGTGGTGCTGGAGTAACACCGTTTGCTCTAACGACTGGTTTCGTGACAGCATCAGTCAATGCCATATCACCACATACGTGGGCGGTCAATGATAGCATAGTTATTGAGGGCACCTATGAGGGTGCGTAAAGGGGAATGACCAAAATGACTGACAGACCTGAGGCTCCAATCGCTGGTGAACCGACTGCTACGTTCTGTATCTCAAGGAGCGAATCATTCGAGGCTCCACACAAACCTGGGTCGTTCTGCACATACTACCCGAGGGGTCAAAAGGAAACGATTCTCTCAATCCAGCCAGACGGCTCAAAGGGAGTCCGATTCGTGAACGAGGCTGCGGCATGGGAGACATGGACTCCAAGCAAAGATGGCAACCGCGCTGTGTTTGCTGAGTGTGTTGAATACTACGCTATCCCTCTGGTGGACTGAGGAGACAACATGAGCCTCCTGATGCTCGACTCCTCAACACTCAGTAAGCCTGTTCTCCCATTCAGGGCAAACGGGCACTTCTTCGTGACGGATGAAGGGCCGATCTTCGTCAATGCCATCTCGGACTTCCTTCTTTTCGAGAAGTTCATCAAGGAAAGTAGCATTGAACACCTGATTGCAGATCGGGCTGGCTTCGATGAGCACCGTGTTCTCCTGACCTACAAGGGGACCCTCGGTGATTTCGATGGTCGGTCCTACAAGAATCAGCTTCGGGACTTTGTTTCATACCTTCTATCGCATGGTCGTCGAGTAGAACTGACTTGCTGGGCGGACACGTTGAGAATCGAGACTGATAACTCAAAGCAACTCGATTGGGTCAAGGAAGTTTATGACCTAGTTGGGGATATGCCGAACGCGAGCATCGAAGGCGTGAACGAAGATGGAGTTCACGACAATGAGGCCCCTGGTCTCCGTGTTCCCTCTCCGATTCCTGGACTATGCTCGCACGGTGCTGCACGAGAGGCTGACAAAGAAACTCCAAACTATAACTGGGGGACAGCACAGCCTGTCTGGAGAGTTGCTGTTGTCCATCCACCGCGCGACTCAGAGTGGTGTCGTAAGGTTGGTCACAACACGATGGAAGTTGCCAATTATTACGATGCCCCTGCGCGCGCGAACGAGATTGCACGGCCCGATCAGTATGGCTTCTCTCTCATGGAAGCCTTCGATGCTGGTGCCGGAGCCAAGATGTTCATAGCTTCTGCGACATTCCACGGCGCTGATTGTCGCGACTCGAAGCTCATGAACTCACAAGAGAAGGCGTGCGCCGATGCATGGCGTAGGGGCGTCGCTGCTATCCCGATCGAGTATCGGTTGGGAGAGTATGCAAATGCACCATCATCCCGCGCGCCTATTGAACACAAGGATGAGTGGGCTATCTCTACTCACTCAAAGATCCTCGGCAACACGGCTTATAGCATCGTGAGCAAGAGGAACTCGAAGTGGGAAGCAGTCTCGAAGGGAGATTGGCACGTCGTCAGCGTCAACGAAGGCGTCGTCTACTCGGAGAAGTAACATGAAGTCTGGGATCAATGCGGGATTCGGTGAGCTATTAGGCAAGGACAATCTGGATGAACTCCAGTTGCTCGGAGCCTATCTAGTTCGCACGTCTGCCGCATTGACCATCAGTGAGTACGACCTAGACGCCTTGCTACAGGAGTTTGTTGGACGTCCGTTCGTGCCACTGATCATCTTGGCATCTGATATCGGGCTTCCACCTCACATCACAGCTGATGATATGGCAGGCTTGTCGGTGAGAGTAGTGGACTCGGCTATCAGGGTAGGTCTACAGGACTACTGGCTTGAGTGTGGTAACGAGCCTGATTTGGGCTGGAGTGAGAGGAAGCCTCAGTTGGCAGCCGATTGTGTCAGAGAGGTTTATAGAGCAGTAAAGGCTGCCGGATCTCCTGCTACCATCATTAGTGGTGGAGTCTCGACTACAGATAAACGTGGTCGCGACTATCTCAAAGCGATGTCGTGGAAATCTTTACCTCTTGATGTTCTCGTAGGTGTCCATCGCTATGCGCCTCATATGGAAGTAGATCGTCCTTTCAGTGGTTTTGACAATAGAGAGGAAGAAGTAACTGCCATACGAGAGATCGTCGGTAGGCGTCAACTCGCGCATACTGAGGGTGGATATCACACAGTCAAAATCGGGGGCGGTTTCTGGTTCTGGAAGTGGAGTACTCAACTCAACAATTTTCAGGCGGCAGACTCTCTTCGTAAGGAGCTAGATTTCTGGCTTCAACAGGATGCAGCCTGCTGCTGTGTCTATCAGTGGAATGATGGCCCTGACCCGACGAATACTGCCGATAGGTTTGGCTTGCGCGAGAGTGTTGGACAAACGTGGAAGCCGCAAGCCTACGCAGTTCAGAGTTGGATTGAACATCACTAGGAGCAACCGTGTCTGAAACCGATGAACTCTATCGCACTATCGGTGAGCTTTTCGTATCTCGTGGTCAGGTGCTAGTTCAGAATCGGGCGTTGCTCATCCAGGCCGACGAGATGAGCAGGGAGATAGAACGACTGAGACGGGAGCTTCAAGATGCCACTGACGATCACGATAGAACTATCAGACCTGATGCTTGAAGCTGCTGCTGATGAGGCAGAGCCGGGTCAGACTTCTGAGCAGGTCATCCGCTCTCAGATTCAGGAGCGCGTGCTCGGCCCTATCGTTGAGCGTCGCATCATCAGGCTGAAGCAGGAGTATCTCAATCTCCCAATCGGAAACGTCCCACACGACGAGATGAACGAGTTTGTCGACGAAGTGAAGCAGGTCTTGTCGGAGCACACCAATGGCTGATTGGACAAAACCGACAATACTGAGCCAATACGACCTCTTCGTCGATGAGGTCAAGGCTCGTGATATCGATGTGGCGAATATGTTTCTCGCTACACCGACTGCTCCACTCGTCGGCTTCATCAGATACAACAGGACGACGGACATCTTCGAGGAGTGGGACGGTGGAGCTTGGCAGCCCATCATCATCGGTGTTACAGGTGGAGGAACTGGCGCGGGGTCGACTGGTGGAATCATCTCCAGCCTCGGCCTCGGAACCATGTCAGTTCAGAACCACAATGCCGTCAACATCATCGGTGGGACGATTGGAACATCGGTAAACATCGACGCGACTCGGATAACTAGCAACCTTGTCCCTGCTGCTAGACTTGGGGATGGAACTCCTAGCTCAGCCAAGTATCTGGCAGGGGACCAGACCTGGGTAGATTTCCCTGCTGGTGAGACTCCACTAGTCGGCATGATTGTCGCATGGATGCTTGCGACTCCACCGGCTAAGTGGTTGACTCTGAATGGACAGGCCGTAAGTCGGGTCACATACAATGCCCTATTTGCGATATGGGGTGTGTCGTTCGGTGCGGGTGACGGCTCGACAACTTTCAACGTGCCCGATTTCAGGGGTCGATTCCCTCTAGGTCAAGCCGCTGCTGGAACAGGTAGTGGAGCACTAGGCACGACATTCGGTGCGATGGATCATACTCATACTGGTCCATCTCATACACACACGATTCCGAATCACACTCACGGTGCTGGTTCCTACACGACTGGCTCCCACAATCATGGTGGTTCGACTGGCACCGTGAACGTAAGTGGGACGACGAGTTCTCATGGTGGTCATACTCATGGATTCGATGGATCTGTGAGTGGGACGACGACGAACGAGAGCACAAGCACATTCAACGTAGATGCCGGTTCAAGTGGATTCATGGCACGTGGGAATCATACCCATGATTTCACCAAGAGCTTCTCAGGGACAACGGATTCTGGCGGATCTCACTCGCATACATTCAGTGGAAGTGGGACAGGCTCTATTTCGAGCTCCACTCTGCCGGTCTCGGGAACATCTGCATCGGATGGAGCAGGCAATACAGGCGCAGGTGGGACTGGTGCTACTGGAGTATCGAATCCACCCGGAATCATCGTGAACTGGATCGTAAGGGCACAGTGATGACTCGTATTCGACCTTTTACTCCCAACGATGCCGAGCCTCTCGATAAGCTCTGGCGTGAACACTGGTCTGGTCGCTATGTGCCTGATTGTCGCTACATCATTACCGATGCTGTGGCTGAGAATGAGAGTGGCATAGTTGGGTATGGTCAGGTGAGACTCATAGCTGAGGCTGATCTGTTCATAGACCCGACGGCTAGACTCAGAGATCGGGCAGTAGCACTCAAGCTCTTGATGAACAAAGCTATTCTCGACTCTCGCTTGAACAAGGTCGAGGAACTCTACGCCTTCATCCAAGACCCTAATTTCTCGAAGCTCATTCAGTCTCGATACGGATTCACTCCAGTTCCGAAACCTGGTGAGCTTCTACTGAGAAAGGTCTAAGATCATGGGTAGGAATAAAGACGACCAGCGTCGGATGAACGCCACTAACGAGTGGACACTCCGACAGGAGCAAGAGGGATACGACGCGTTCAGGGATCGGAATCAGACCGACCTGGAAGCATCCCGTGGTCGTGCCGATGAGAACTATGGTTCTCTGAGGTCTGGCTACCAGAATATGTATGACAATGCTACGAACATGCTGGTCCCATCTGGTGCATGGAACATCGGTGGGGCTGGTGGTTCATCTGGTGGTTCAGGAGGTGGTGGCGGTGGTGGAGGAGGCGGAGTAGGAAGTAAGCTCCGCGATGCCGAGAAAGGTTACCGCGAGTTCATGCTCAAGACGGGAGGATGGGACCCTGCTCGTCTGGCCCGTGCCGATGCGACTGTCGAAAAGCTCAAGAGTCTCGGATATGACCCTGAGACCGTCGAGCGTATGCGTGGGGCAGGCGTCTATGATGAGTTCGCCAAAACTGGCGGATACTCAGAAGGCGACCGCTCGAACATCCGTCAGCGCGCGACCTCCGGCATCCCCATGTTCTATGGGCGGATGCGAGACGAGGCCAATCGACTTGGGACAGTCCAGGGTGGATATGGGCCAGCTCAAGCCGCGCTCATGTCACGAATGGGCAGATCCCAGTCGGGTGCAGCTGCTGATGCTGCTCTCAACGCTGAACTCGGTATCATGGATAAGGTCAATGCCGGGCGTCAATGGGGCGCTACGGGAATGACTGAAGCCGAGTCTGCTCTTTCAGGCCTCCGTCTCAGTTCTCTCGGACAGGCCGGGACTCAGGAACTTGGAATCGGGAACTCTCTACAGCAAGGCCGAATGTTCGGTGTCTCTGGTCTGGATGCGATGGGTCAAGCGGCTGCGAATCGAGCTGCATATAGTAGCTCATCAAGCGCGGCGAATCAGGCTGCTATGGATAGATGGGCCAATGAGTTCGCGTTTGAGAGACAGCAGGCTGGCCTTGAAGGTCTTGGTTCTCTGTATTCAGCCGTTCCAAATGAATATATGATGAACAAGCAATTCGACCTTGACAATCGTCAGGTTACAAACCAGACCAGAACGAACATCGCTGGTATGTATCGTCCTGGTGAGGGCGGTGGCATAAATTGGGGCCAGATAGCTGGTGCCGGTGCATCTGCTTACTCGACATGGGCCTCAAGCAGAAATCAGGGCGGCAATACTGGTGGTAGCACTAGACCATAGTAGGGGGATAGGAAAAATCATGGCATATCCAGATTACGAAAATCCCTACTCCTCAATGAGGTTTCAGAGCGTCTTTGGGCAACCTCAGACGATACAGGATAGTTCCAAGAGGTTCTATACTGGTCTGTTTCCTACAACTCCACCATCTGCTGAACAGGGAACCCCAGAGAAAACGAGGGGTCAGCAGTATTTCGAGAGATTACAGCAGATGCGCGAGACTGGCCCTGCTGTTACAGCTTATCAGCAAGCTCTGAATGAGCAACCGACATATGACCAGTATGCTCCAAGTAAGGCACAGAGACTTGCTGCTGCTCTTACAAGTTTCGCTGGGGCATATGGTGATAGTCCTGCTACTGGTATGGCATTGGGACGGGGTGTCACTCACGGTCCATATGAGCAGGCCCTAGCAGACTACAAGAACAAGCTCGCTGGCCTCGGTGAGTCTGCCAATCTTGAGATGAAGGAGCGGCAGTATCAGATGGACGATCTCATGGCCGCTCAGAACTTTGGGCTGGACTATGATAAGTACGTAGCTACCACGGCTGAAGCTAGGGAGAGAACTGAGATCGAAAGATCCAGAGCAAAAGCATACATCGATAATCTCGCAGCCTCCGGCATGAAAGAGATCAAGCAGGCCGATGGTAGCGTGTGGTATGTAGACATCAATGGTAATCGGCCAGCAATCAAGGTCGATGGTCGAACCGTTGAGGCTGCCAATGCTGCGACCGCTGCGAGAAATGCGACAACTGCTGAGACTAACGCTGAGACAAACCGATTCAACGCTATCACCAGTCGGGGCAATACGGCATCTCTAATCGAGACTCGTAAGCAGAATCTCGACTATCTCAGAGAGAGTCTAGTCCAAAGAGGAGTAGCAACTCCACAGGGAGTGACCTCTGCGATGGATACTGCCCTCCAGACTATGATAACTCGTCCTGGCTATGAGAAGTTCATTGACGTATCCGACAATGGGGCTTATACCCTCATGCCGGGTATGGCCGATGACCCATTGTATGATCAGTTCCTCAAAGACCTTGAAGCTCAAACTCTAAGTGTTATCCAGACCAACCGCATTGGTGGTCTAGGGAACTTCGATGATCTTGGTGGCATAACCTTCGGTGAGCCGTTCGAGGCCGAGGACCCCTACTAATGCCTACCTACTATCCAGTCACCGACAATAAGACTGGCAAGACCTACAACATGCCGTGGGGTCAACCGACTCCTCCCACTAGGCTTGACGCTCAGGATTTCATCCATCGACAGGAGAACCCTGGATGGTGGGAGTGGGGAAATACTCCTCTCACCGACGCTCCAGGTCGATTCATGAAGAACTACGTCGCTGAGCCTCTCTATCAGATGGGAGAGGTAGGTATCGGTCCCTCATGGATGCGTCGTGGTTTCATGGGGGCTGGTGCTGGAGCTGAGTTGCTTGGCGATATCGGCAGTGGGATGACATCTCCTATCGGTCTTGGCCTAACTGCTCTCACGTTTGGAACTGGAGCAGCAGCTAGAGCTGGACTGACTGGAGTATCACAGGGACTTGTCAGAGCACAGCAAGCTGGTGGGGCTGGCATGATGGGTCATGGAGCTTATCAGGCTGCTACTGCTGATAAGACTCGTGACAAGTTCGCAGGTGTGGCAGAGGGTCTAGGTGGATATCTGGGCCTGAAGTATCCCTATCGTGGGCCTACTCCAAAGGCTCCTGGGACTGGCATCGGGCCTGCAAATCCAGTCGCTCCTCCTCCACCTCCTGGTGGACCTCCGGGCGGAATGAGGTTTGGAAAGGGACAGATTCTTCAGCCTGGTCCTGGTTTTGTTGATGCGGAGTTCCGTGTCGTAGGAGAGGGTAAACTTCCTCCTTCTCCTCCCACTGGTGGACTACCTGCTATCACTGATCGAGGGCTGCCTCCTGTCGGTGGGACTTTCCCAGAGAGGACATTCTATGGTGGTCAATACGGGACTGCTATAGGTGATATCGAGGCTCCTAACATTCCACCACGCACATTCGTCGGTGGTCAGGGAATACCACCAGAGCGCGCGCCTGTCCGTAATTGGGCAGATGCACAGGCTAGAATAAGGGATATAGGTCCGGGTCTGTCTGCTATTGAGGGACCGCCTGTATCTACTCCACTGGCTCCTGTCAGGGACATTCTTCCTCAGACTAATCCCTACGGCAATATCTTCATGAGGAGAGAGCTACCTCCAGTTTCTCCCGTAGGTCCTCGCTCTTTCAGTGGTGGGCAGATTCCGCCGATTGAAGGTGCTCCTGGACCTGTTCCTAGAGGTGTTGTTCCACCGATAGAGCCAGTTCAGCCTGTTGCTCCACCTCGAAACGTCCCACCGAAGGTTGAACCGAAGTTCTCTGTAGAGCGGCCCTATGCTAAGACAAAAGATGCAGATGTGGAGTTCCTCGCATCTACTGGCGATAAGGCTGCTGTTACTGAGGCTCGTCAGCGTCCATCTCTGTGGGCGCGTATCAAGGACAAGTTCCCGTTGGTTGGCGAGGAAGGTGGATTTGCCGGTAAGAAACCAGCGCGTCCTGACGGTGTGAGAATCACCCGTGCAAAGGACTTCAACGAGACTCACAACTATGATGTCGAATTGCCAAACGGTAAGAAAGTCCAGATTTTCAGGGACACTGACCAGTTCGGAACCGGCGTCTGGCATCTAAACGGAGAGCAGGATTTCACTAAGTCCTTCCTTGGGTACACAAGAGAGGATGCTATCCATAACATTCTCAGGAACAAGAGATTCAATGTCCCTGAACCTGTTCGACCTGCGACACCAACGGGTCAGGGCATGACGGCTCCATCCCATCCTATCGTTGAGAGGATGAGAAAGGGATTGCCCACAGCTCAGAATCTAGGAAGTACAAGGTTCGTCCTCCCTGATGGTCACAGACTATCTCATACATCCTGGCAGCACAGTGAGGCTACAGGTAATCTCGGTCTAGGTCTGCAAGAGACTCTAGAGAGTGGCGTCATGCGCTTCACCCAGGGTGGCAGCGGTGAGGTCTACGCTCGAATGACTAGACCACAGGCTGAAGCTCTTGTCGACGCATCGGTAACACCTGGTGGACGTAACAACTTCTATGTGGATGTTCATGTCCCAGGTGGAGCAGATCAATACCTCTTCTTCGACGAGAAGGCCTCAGTAGATGCGGTTCTCAACAAGGTCAACAGATTCTTCGATGCGGCAGAACCTAATCCTTCGCTCACTAGCAAAAATGCGCTTATCAGTTCGTGGGATGATGAGTATAAATCAAAACTGAGTGACGCACATGAGCGTGTGATAAATCGGATAGATAGTGGTGAGACTCTTGAGCAGGCTGTCGAGGCTGTAGCCGATGATTACGGTGGTCCAGAGTTTAAGGCCGATCTTATCCGCTATGCTCGCAATGAGGCTCCCTCTCGTCCACTCAATCTCCTGAAAGATGAGAGCGGATTCGTAGGTCGTCGTCCTCCTCCTAAAGCTCCCACATCTCCTAAGACTCCACTCCTCTCCTCCGATAAGGCTGAGGGATTCTTCAGGAAGTTCCTGCGAGATGAGGAAGGTGTGCCTGGTCCTCTTGCAGATGAGAGGGCTTCTGACCTCAAGCGCATGTATGATGACTTCGCCACTTCAGGTCTGACTACAATCAAGAATCTAGGTGGTGAGGATCTCGCTATTCTGCTCCAAAAGAGTCGACTTGATGAGGAGCAGTTCGCTGGGACCATCAATGCGCGCCTCAAGCAGATAACCAGTGGTCTTTCTCCCGATGAGCTTCGCAACTACATCCAAGCTCGTGATGTGGATGCGCCACCAATGAATCAGAAGGTGGCAGATGCCTTGGAAAAGTACCACGATGTCGATGATATGGTCATGGACCTAGTCGACAAACTTGGGCTTGGTATGCGAGTGGGCAAAAAGATGGTCCCATTCGAGCGCATGGCAAACCACTTCGCCCACATCTATCCACCGGAGTTCTTCAAGAACAAACAAAGCGCGCTCAAGACTATCATGGAAGAGGGAGTCACAGACTCTAAAGGTAATTGGCGTCCCTATACCATGAAAGAGGCTCAGACCATTCTCAATAAGGCTACTGAGTATAACGAGCGCCTTATCGACCCCCAACACGGTCGTATCGTCAATGCTCCTGGCTATCGCACAGACATCAACGTAGACTATCAGCACTACGATGACATGGCCAAGCGCATCATTCAGGCTAGGAACTTTGGGAAGATGGATACTGCCTCTCCCGATAGTCCTATCTCCCTAATGATCGAACAGACCGATGACCCGATTCGTGTAGAGAAAATCATCGATAAGTATCTTGGCCGTATCGAGCCTATGGAGCCTGCATGGGCTAGAGGAAACGAGTTCCTGATCGACCTTCAGACCAAGACGAAACTGTCCAAGTTCATCCTGAACAATCTCGCACAGCTTCACATGATCCCTGCTCGTGCTGGTCTAGCTAACACCGGTAAGGCACTAGCTGAGACAGTGTTCAGCCCGACTGTCTCGATGACAAAAGCTGAGATAACTGGAGCACTCCAGCCTGTCCTACAAGAGCTTGTAAAGGACATAGGTGGCCCTCATGGTGCTGCTAAATATTTCGGTATCGCTGGGGCTGAGCGGTTCATCAGAACTGTAGCAGCTATCGCAGGGAAACACAAGGCTACCGAGCTTTTCCAGCAGATAAAGAAAAATCCAACCAACAAGAGACTGCGCTTGCAGGTTGAAGATTTGTTCCTCGAGAAGGCTGATGACGTCATTAGGATGAAAAGCCTCCCTCGAACGCTGCAAAACAGGGTTGGCGCACGAATGGCAGAGGTCACTCAGGGACGTGCATCATCTATAGACCTTCCACCGAAGTGGACCGATGTCCCGGAAGCTAGGCTCTATCTGCTTTTCAAGAGATACGCCTTCCAACAGAGTCGAAATCTCAAGAGGGCGATGGAGACAGTCGGCCCTGTGAAGGCATCTGCCTATATTCTTGGTAGCTCATTGATGCTCGGTGAGGCCATCGGGGATGCTAACGCTGTCCTTAAAGGGACTGGAGTAGCAATAGGCTCAGGAGAGTTCGACTTCAAGGATGCGATAGAGAAGGCTGTCAAGGAGAGAGGACAGAGCTACGAAAGGATCCTCAACAACATAGCCCAAGCGTGGACATTGGGATATATCGGGGATCTCTACGAAGCCGCTGGATATGGGAAATCTGGCCTAGCTAGTAGCGCAGTCGGTCCTGTTCTTGGTGACATTTTCGATGTCGCACCGAATCTACTCAAGGTCGGACATGGTGCTATCAAGACTGGCAGTGGAGCCGTTGGGATGCTTCCTCGTAACAAACAGCGTGAGGGCATGAGAGATATGGCAAGTGGCGGTAGAGGTCTAGCAGCCTTTGGAGCGCGGGCGGTCCCATTCATCGGAACTGGACTAGCAGCAGCTATCAGAGCACAAGGTCAGAGCGGTGGAGGTCGTAGCAGACCAAGATAACTAGATCCAGCGCAAGCGGGAGAGTGCCTTAGCATAGATGTGATCCGCGTCTACGACATTGGTCTTGAATCCTGGCAGTACAACGATACCGTGTAGCTCACAACTATCCAACCTTCTAGCATCGTTTACTCCACATATAGCTATAGCTTGGACTGGTACTTTACTGGTCCCTATGAGTGGTAGAACTAGGAGGTTGTGCTTGTCTGCAAACTCTTTCACACGAATGTATGATGGTCCTAGGATAGCGATCATAGCTGTTCTCCTGTCAACCCCTGCTTGCATCAAGTACGAGCATAACTCCTACCTTCTGTTCGGTCCAAGCGAGCTTGAGAGATGTCGTGAGGATGAGGACGTAAACCTAACCAACACGCCTACTGTCGAGCGCGCTATTCTTCGCTGTTCTTCTCCCGATAACGCTCCAAAACCTTAGGGTTAAGGACGTAGAAAACCTCGACCTTCCCATCACTATCTCTCTTCGGCTGTATGGTTATGGCCTTCTGAGCAAATAGGGACTCGGCTATCCTGTCCAGCTCAGAGAAGTCGAAGTGTGACCAATGCTTCTGTAGGGCCATAGTCCGCGAGATTTCGTGTTGCGGATTCATCAGCAATTCCCTCAATAGAACTGCTGTTCCTGGGGCAGAGATAGACTTCCCAGACCCACCAAGAGTAATCCGCTTCATCCCAGGAATCGTATCCTGGCAAGCTCGTATTGATTCCTCTACGTCCTCGTATTCTAGGACCAGATCCGTTTTTCTAGAAAGACTGACCAGCATAGCGACCTTCAGTATGTGGTCGTGTAGACGCTCCATTGTACCAGTCGAGTCCTCAAGTTCCTCAACTTCCTGGAACTTCTGATACCACTGGTTGTATAAGTCCTTTCCCCGCTTAGAATACTTAAACTCCCCTTTAGCTCTCGCGATCTCCTGAATCCGTGAGACCAAGTATTCGTAAGGGAGACTATTTTCTGGTCTGTCTGTAAGAGAGTTAATTCCATGCTTCTTGCTCGCATATACAATGAAGGTTCTAGCAACAAAACCTCCACCAATAGCATTGTCTGGAAGGGCATCTTTAAGGTGAACTTCATTTGAGGCTCCTAGTAGAGTCAGGCATGGAGCTTTGAGCTTTTCTGTGGGTGAGTTGCGTAGCATATACGACCATTCAGGATTATAATGGCCGTCATATAGGTCGGTAAGAATGGTTAGTGCGGACTTATCCTCGATTATGAACGAAGCGAACTCACTAGCTGACAGGTAGCCAGCAGCGTCCATCTGGGGTGGCCCGCCACTCTTCTTCGTCTCGACTTTGGATAGCCCAGAAATGACCCCCTGAATCGATACGCGCCCTGAAAACAGCTTAGTCGTATCGGCTGCTGCTACGAGGGTTTTGGCTAATGCTACAGGCGCACCCTTCCTCAAGCCAGAGCGACCAACAAGCAGGACAAAGATGTTGGGAGCTAGCTTATAGTAGAACTTGTCTAAGACTACACGGTCCTTGATGACACCAGCTATTGCCGCGAGGGTGGACCAATAGTAGTATTTTCTCGGAGCCTCGGAGTCCTTTGCGTAGAGGAGAACCGCCTCTGTCAACGTCACGATAGAGTCCTTAGGCTGCTAGTTCTTTTAGACCATGTGGATTCTCACCAGTCCTCTTATTAAAGTCGCGATAGTTTCTACCAACCTTGACCTCGATTGGGATTACTAGCTGACCGCGACTTATAGAGCACCTTGAAAAGTCGATAGGTTTCTCGATCTCCTCTTTCATGATGTGAACGTATTGCTCAACATGGCCCTCGCGCACAAGACCTACAAGAGAGTCATGTCCTTCCAAACATAGGCGTGCGTCAACTCCTTCCTTCTTGAATCGTGGTATAGCTCTCATTCCCCCACGGCGTAGATGGTCTGGCACAGTCGACTGCGGTAGCTGTGCATATGCTTCCTTCCAGAGCTCACGACCCCACCTATCATAGAACTGACGATACCTGCCATACGGATTGACAAGCACCATGTTGTTTTCCATGAGGCATCGTTGAACCTCTAGATGGAAAACCTCTCGGATGTTGGGGGAGCTACTATGGAACTTGCTGAGGATGATGCCAGCCTTATACTCAGAGAGGTTGATACTGATGCCCTGCCGCTTAGCCTCAGTATTGACCAGCTCAGCCAGCCTCTTCTTACCCATGTCGTAGTTGCCTGCGTGTCTCGTAATCTTCCCGATGAAACGTAGCTCAGGAGTCACATCTTCAGGATTGACACCGAATATCCATGCTGCGGTCTGCCGATGGACGTCGGCCTTCTTCGCAAACATAGCCTGTAGATACTTGTCCTGCGCGAATAAAGCTACGATTCTAGCCTCTGCCTGGGACATGTCTATTTCGACAATGACATACCCATCATCAGCTACGAACATCTCTCGAACTTCAGTCCCAATTTCGCCGTGCTTAGTGAGAGTCTGGAATGGCATCCCCATCTTGAAGGGACGAACTGGCGGCTTCTGAATCTTGGTCGATGATCTACCTGTTTCAGTTCCGCATACAGTATAGACCGTTCGCATCCGTCCATCAAAGTCGGTGCGACTACCTATCTTCTGCTTCGTCATCAACAGTCGTCGAATAGTGAGGATGAGTTCCAGTATCCGACGAGCAGATGGGCCGAGCTTCTTAGTGTTAGCCATCAAAGCGACAAGGACTTCTTCACTCGTCCCCTTACGCTGTGGCAATTTGAGCTGATTGTAGACTAGAACTGCACACTTAGGCTTGGAGTTGACGTTTACTTCCCAGCCTGCAAGCATGTTCAGCTCAGCCTGTGCATCGTCGATCTTCTTCTGGTAGAGAAGTATAAGCTCCTTCCTCTTGTCCTCGTTGATCTTGAAACCGACATCCTCAAGGTCATAGTAGAAGTCGTGCAACTTCATCTGATGACCGAAGATGAACTCATCTACCCAATCTGTAAATCCTGGCACCACAATTTCGCGCGCGTCCTTGAGCATCTCTTGGTAGACCTCGAAAGTGACGCAAGCATCGCGGCCATTGTAGTTGAGGATTCGGTCGATCTTGTCCTTCTTCCAGTTGAACTCCTTTCCTTCCTCTTTGTAGTATGGCTCTTTGGTATAAATGGACGTAGTAAAGTCTAGAGCTTTGGGGAACTCAGGATGAAGGGCGTGAGCGAGTAGAGAAGTATCACAGTGGAGCTTATGAATCTTGATGCCACAGACCCTAGCTAGCTGTCGTTGGTCGAACTTGAAGTTCTGCCCTATGACCTGCATTTGTGGATTGTTTAGTAGCTCGGCAATCTGAATCCACATCTCTGCAAGCTGGTGCTCCTGGACTCCCTCTTGATTCTGCCACGAGAACACATCAAGGAGAGGAACTGATACAGCGTGCCACTCATTGAAGGCCAAACCAATACAGAATGGTATGGATCGGTAGACCTCGATGTCCACGCTGACTAGGTGCTTGTCCTTGTATGTATCTAGGAAGCGCCCAAGTTGAACAGAGTCACGAGCTATCTCAATGACCCTCTGGGGCACATCATAATGCTTGAAGGTAGACTCATTCTTCGCGCGGATCAGATCGAGCTTGAGGATATGACGGAAGGAGTATTTGACAGGTCCCTTCTTCTTGCCGTGTGGGATGTCATCAGTCAGTTCTGCATCGGAGTGAAGTAGAGCAGCAGGATGGATGGTGGGAACTACCTTATAGTCGAGATGGGTGGACTTGAGGATGGACCCTCTCCATTTCATTATGCCTGCAAATCCATTACCCTTCCCAGCTACAGCCTTGAGAGCGAGGTTGCCAAACGCGACTATGCAGTTAGGACGTATGGCATTTATCTCGTCCCACAACTGATTGATGGACTCGTCAATGGTCACGCCTATCTCTGATAGACGCTTGAGCTTATTGTCAGGTGGCCGCTGTTTGATGACGTTGGTGATGTAAAGCTCACGCTTGTCAATGCCTATCTCACGGCAAATCTCCCACAAGAGATCGCCAGTCTTACCGACGAATGGCTCTTGTAGGTAATCCTCGGCTGCTCCGGGTGCCTCCCCGACAAACATCAGGGTTGCATCCCGGTTGCCCATCCCAGGGACGTAGTTAGGCATTGTGGAGTCGTCTATACTCTAGGGGGATACCTTCGTGAGTGTAGTAGTCGATGTTGATCTTCATACCGACTGTGATACCGTGGTCTGTGTAGACGACTACCTTGTGAGCCATCTTACCCCAGACGTAACCCATCTTAATGCCTAGAGTTCGCTGCCTCTGATTAGTGTCGTCCAATAAACCCGTACCCTCATAGAGAAGGTGCGATGCGAAAGGAGCCTCACCATAGTTCATGATGCAGTCCATCATACACTGGCGGGCATACACTTTGTTCGCTTCCATTCCCTCTAGGGTATCAGACTTGAGAGGGCTTTCCAAGATGACCCGTATCACTTCTTCTCCTTTCGAGCTTCCTCGATTCGCTTGAGAATCCCATCATATGAGCTCTTATCCCGCTCGCAGAGAGTGTACTTTCTCTTGGTCCTAATACAAGCCTCGGCAAGCACACCAGATCCAGCGAATGGATCAATGATGATTTCGTTCTCGTAGGAACAGTCAGTGATGATGTCCTCGATCAAAGCTAGAGGCTTCTCGTTAGGATGAATCATCTTCACTGGTGGGACGATTGGAAAGGACTTGATCCCTGAGAGGCGGCGAGATGTGGTGAGGGTAGGATTTCCCTTAGCTGCGACGATAATGAACTCAAAGTCCCTATCGTATTCCCATGCCCGCACACCTCTACGAGTTAGGGAGTTCTCCTTCTGCCAGATGATTGGTGTGTTGGAGACATTGAAGCCTATATCTTGCAGCTTCCCACTTACTTGAACTCTCTCGGCTGGATTGTTCTTGTCTGGCTCAGTATGACCTGCATAGTAGTCATAGTCATCCAAGCCACAGAAGATGTAGACAAAGCTATTGAACCTCATCACGCGATAGAGTTCCTTGAAAACAGGGAGTGTCCTATCGTCTAGACGAAGCGAGTTATCGAAGAAGCGAATCCAGGGTGGGTCAGTGATTGCATGGTTTATAGAGTTGGGTGGAAGCTGCTTTAGGATGCTAGCTGAGTCACCGAAGAACACTTGATCATAGTCGAACTTAGGTGCTAGCCCTGCCTCAAGCTCAGACTCGTATCGTTGCACAGCTATGCGAGCTAGACGTATGGCTGTTTTCTTGTCCTTGACTTTGGATAGGGTAGGATCATTTCGGAGCGCGCGTGCTAGAGTCAGGTCCTCGGACAGTGTGCCCAGAGCGGAGCCTAACTCTGCGGCTGTATCTCTTAGAGACCAGCCCTGCTTCTCATCCTGCTTCGGTCGTCCACTCGGAGCTACACCATGCTGCCCTTGACGCAGTAGATGTAATTGCTCAACGAGGACGACCTGCTCCCACCACGGGAGATTGAAGCGCCGGAGATTCTCATGCAGCCTAATGACCTTGCCATCGTCAAGCGAAACCTCACGTATCTCCGACTCGATTTCAGTCCATCCCAATTTGATGGCAGCGAGCAACCTTTTCTCCCCGGATACCAAAAGATACTTACCGTTCGCGGGGCGAACAATTATGGGGTGCGACTGCCCTACCTCAAGGAAGGAGTCAGTGATACCCTGTAACTGCTCGGGGTCTACCTCTGGAGTTGGGTTCTCTACCTCTATCTCAGCTATTGAGAGCTTCATTTTTCTTCGTCCTCTTTAGCCTTCCACTGAGCCGCTTCCTGTGACCGCCACTCGATGTATTTAGCTTCCAATTCAGAGTCAGAGAACGAACGGGGGTCACGTGGCCGGAGATACTCGATGAACAACTCCAGACGTTCCGATGCGTCATGCACTCCATCATCGGACAAGACAGGACCGAACGCCCAATCAGTAGTGCTACTGTACATCGCGGCGTTGTCGCTGTCATACAAGATACGAATACCCATACAGTTCTCCTAGAGATAACGCTTGAGACAGTCGGAGCTGACGTAATCCTGTCGGCTCTCGTGAACAAGGTCGCGTAGCCTACGCCATGTCCCCCTGAAGAAGTAGATCAAGTCTACCAGTGGGATAAGTAGTAGCTTCATTCTCCTCTCCTTCTCGTAGAACGGGGCCATCCATGCAACGCGCACAGACAGCCCCGCCTACTAGCTACTCGTCGTCCTTCTCGTCCTCGTC